TTGATAAAGAAGAATATGAAGAATTAAAAAAACATACAAGAGCAGGTATTTCTATAGGATTTTTAATTAGAGAATCAATCCATCAATATTTAGAAAAGAATAAAAAAAATTAAAGTTTAGAATGTTTACCTTTTTCAATCAACCAATCATATTTATCTATCATGCCTTTACAGTTTCGACACATTAACGCACTCCAACTTAAGTGAAAAATTTTATCAACGTTTTGACACTCAGGGCATTTAATTAATGCACCTGAATATCTTTTACATCTGGAATATCTAGTCACAGGTACAAAATTAGTCATAATCCATCATGCCATTTAGTTCCGAACATACTCATCATCTGGTCATCACTTGGTTCTATATCGTAAGGACTTGAATAATCATCATAATGATCCTCTACCCAATCCCACCAATCATCAATAAGGGTGGAATCATCTGGTAATGAATTAGCATATATATCTTCTGGGTGGTCGATACAATACATATAAAACCAATCTTGAAAATCCTCTATAAGTTCTTCAAATAAAAAGTTATCTTGAGCTAATTTAAGAGCATGATCCTTACATAACTCTTCAAATTCTGATGCTAAATGAAGTTTATCCATTTCTTGCATAACTTGATCTGGTAATGGGTTATCAATCATTGGTATCTATCCTCCCAATTACATTGACAACTTTGTTGTTTAAAATCTTCTTCATCTATTTCTTCAGTACTGGAATATTCCCAATCTCCATCATCATCGGTAGTAAATAAACCACCATCAAATTTTCTGAAGTTACGATGAATGTCATCTTCATTTATATCATCAGATGTTTTGATGTATAAATTGTGCATTGTCATTGACGATACAGTTAATTTAAAATACTTACTCATCCGTCATGCTCCCAGATTTCTCCTGTAAATTTTGGTTTTTCATTAAGATATTCAAGATCATATGCGTGAGCCACAGAACAGTCATTCCATTGTTGGATAGCTTCTTCTTCAGTGTCAGCACAAATATGTACCATAGCCTTGTGAGTGACTATTAATTTAAACTCTTTGTATTCTTCTTCCATTAATCTTCCTCCTCCTCTTCTAGTTCTACTTCGCCTGTGGTTTCCCAACCAGTTGACAATTCTTCGCCAGTTTCTTCAGCCACCACATAATAGTGACCGAAATCCTTTTCTAATTTTGCTTCAGCTTCTTCAAGTGAATCTGCTTCCACATGAATCCAACCTGTTTTCGTAACAGTAAAACAATATTCTTTCATTCGTAATACCCCAACTCTTCTTGTTCTTCTCTGATCTCTTCACTTGCCATAGCAAAGAAGTCTCTTATGGTCATGTCGGGATATTGAAGTTGGTAACTTACCAACGCTGACATTCTCATGTGCCTACTCTCTTGCATTTGGATTTGTTCCATAACAGCATCGGCATCTGATTGTAGTGTTGTTTCTTTTTTAGCCATTGATTGCCCTCTCACATAAATCTAACTTCATTAATTCATCAGTTATAGGCTCATTTTTTTTAATAAGCTCTACATCTTTTTTAGTGAGTTTAACTTTTCTTTTAAACTCTCCTAAGTTCATTGAATCCTTACTACAAACTGATGTTGTATCAGGAAAATCTGCTTTAATCATTTTTATCACTATCGTGACTAATGATTGAAGTTGTTGAATTTCAGTTTTCATTTTCGTTACCGAATTTTCGTATTTGGAAAGTACTGGACTTACACCATTTCTTCGCACTTCTTGTGGGTATAGGATGCCAGTAAATTAATTAGTGATTATCATGAGAATTTCTCATGTAATTTTGAATAGATACGATCAAAAGCAAGCCTATCTTGAGTAGTCCAAACTTCATCTTGCATATAATCAATCATGTAATTCAATACATCATCTAAAACTTGAGACTCTTTTTTAGTTAGTTTTAAATTTTTCATAGCTTTCTTAAATCTTTTTTTAATTTAGTTATCTTTGTTAAAACATTTACTTTTTCTTCTATAGTCAATTCTTTTAATTTTTTCATACATTCTTCTATTTCACTTTCAACCTTTTCTTTATAAGATTTTATCTCTAGTGCTTTATGTATATCAGGTATAATCAATTCATTATAAATTCTGTTATACCATCTATTTGCAGTTGATGTAGATATTTTAAAATGTGATTCAAAATACTTAATACAACTAGCTCTTGTTTCTTCTCTATCAAGATAATCTTGAGCTAAGTCTTTAGCTTCATCTTTTGAATATTCCCACTTTTCTTTATCTAGCATCTTCTAATTCCTCTAACTTAAGTGATTTATTAGAAAATTCCATTAATCTTTCTAGTACATCATCCCTTGAATAATCTTTTTTTATTGCATCACTACCAAAAGCTATCTCAAAAACTTTTTCAATAAATTCATCATCTTTATAACTTTTATATTGCCTATTAACTTCCCTAATTAATTTAATTACAGCACTATCATTATCTTTTTTAAAAGGACTATCTTCAATCTCACAGCCTGACCATGCTTCAATCTGATAACCAGTATGTTC